CGTCGTCGAATTGTCCACGCAGTTCGCCATCAATAGACGGCTTACGCGCCACGACAACCATCATCTTACCAAGGGGATTAGCCGCGTAAGATAAAACTAAATTCTTTTTGGTTGGTAAATAGATTAATGATTGGTCCTTATCATAGTACCGAATCATCTCTACCTGTGAGTACAAGTCCTGCTTGTATCCATTAGCGCCAAGTAGTTCGCGCTCATACTCAGGGAACTGAGAAACCAGTTCTCCAAGTGTCATTATATATCGCTTAGCAAATGCAACGCAGCGTCCATAGCGGTCGAATTCTGGGTAAGCCCCAATCGGATTTTCTATGCGGATACGCGGCATCTTTGCTTCTTCGTCCAACTCAATCATGAATGGAACGAAACCATATGTTAGATACCAGTCTGCACCTGAGTACATCTGTACTGATAGGTCAGAGTGTGAAAAGTAGTTTGATGCAATACGGGTACGCTTATCAGCGAAAGCACGTGCTTTGTCGCTGACAGAGTTAGCCGCTGAACAGTTTACTGCTGGGAGTGGAGCCATGACCTCGGATAGGTCGCGTGCTACAACATCAATGAAGTTAGCAACAACGTTAGCGTCTACACCATCTGGGAAGAAGTCAGGGTAAACCTGTGAAATTTGACCCTTACGGACTGCAAGGACATCTTGGTTACGAGCATCGCGCTCGCTATTACGGTAACGTAACGCTTCAACGCGTGCTGCTACCTGTTCCATCGATAATGCCATTGTTATCCTAACTGTATTGTTGTGACCATTGGTCAGCGAATGCGTCATCTAAGTTGATTGCGAATCTGCGTTCAACCTGAGCGCGGGTCGCCCATCTGTTATTTGCGTACTGTGATGCTTGGCTTGAGCGTTGCATCATTTCTCTAATGCGAATCACTGCAAACCATAAAGCCATAACGACGTCAGTTGGGTTCTTAGTGTCTGGCTTCCAAGTAATGAGTTCCTGTACTAAGGTCTTCAGACCTTCAGAACCTTCATTGCTTGGTAGTTCAATAATGTTGTTATCCTGGAAACGACCATCGCGGGTATTACCAAAGAGCGTAGCCATAGAAGCCACACCAAAGGATGTATCCCACTTATTCTTACCAGTAAAGTGTGAATTCAATTGTGTGCCGTACCCTGCAAGGAAATTACGCAAGTTATCATCCAGGGCGTAAGCCTTCTGGTGTGCGTTAATTTCAATACGCAGTTCTTGCGGTCTGTACTTCTCAACCCAGTCCTCGATGAGATTCTGAATCTTAGCAGGAGTTGGCTCTGTCATATTGACAGCATCTAGAACGTAGATGCGCCCATCTGCTCTGTTGTAGGTACATACCACCGCACCTGTAGCACCTGCCATAGCAGGGTCAAGTCCAATGATGGTATAACCTTCAACATGCTGAGGATGTCCTGGAGCACCTGGTTTTAGAGGTCCTCTTTTTCGCATTCCGTTGACTGAGCCAGCCACACAGGTTGGAGAGAATATCGAGTCTTCTTGGACGTCTTCTTGTTGGTATACCATAGCCCAAACCGACGGAGCGACCTCAGAGCGACGCTTAAAGAGCGAGGGTCCATCCCATTTGGGGTATAAGCCATTTTCAAGTACATCGTCCAAATCATTTTCTTGCTGGTCAGTTTCTGGCCAGAGGGTTTGCCAATTCTTAGGTTTCTCGTCAAACTGTAATACGGCAGGCATAGCACAATATGTGAAGGGGGTTTTGCCACCTGTCCATTGTGAGCCATCACGTATCATCTTGTACATGTCAACAGAGGCTACACGGGTACCAACTATGATTAGTTTACCGTGTCGTCCCAAACGGGTTATAACTTCCTTTTGCAACCACTCAATTTGTTTTTCCCACTCATGAGCGTTAGAACCCATCACCACGTCATCTAGGATAATTAAATCTGCACGTGCTCCGTAAATCTGAGAACCAAAGCCCAGTGCTTGGACTGTAGGGTCCTTTTCACCTGAGTCACGTCCTGTGCCTAGATAAATCATATCGGCGGACCATTGTGTTGCGTCCGCCTTGTACCCACCGTTAGGACCGAAAGCGGTCTGTAACTTCATGTAGCCTGGGTGGGAAAGGCGCGTCTTAATAGCGCCTAGGAATTTGCGAGCCATACCCTGGGTTTTAGAAACGATGATTACTCGCGTATTAGGGTTGGTCACAATCTTGTATGTCACATAGTTAGTTGTGATAGTAGTTGACTTGGCATGCTCGGGTGGTACGTTGATGAGCACACGGTTGGGGTCTCCCATCTCGTAGGTCATACCCGCAGGTAGCCAACGAGGGGTATTACCCTCAATTAGGTCAATCCAGTTCAATTGGTGGTTAAATAACTTAGACCCCAGGAACTGCTCTGAGAACTCATGAAAAGGCATATCCTTAAGTTCTGCTAAATCTTGTTTGATGCCCTTGCCTGCAAGGCGGGCTTTATCAGCCTTTTCCTTGAAGTCAGCATCTTGCATAGACCACTGGCGGAAGGCGGTGTCCTGACGGTCCACGGCGGCCATAGCGGCTGTAATAGTGGCACCCTGTTCTAGGAGGGCTAGTACTTTAGCCTGTGCCTCGTCCTTACTAAAGGACTGTTTTCCTGCTTTGCGACCCATTATATATCCCGTCCAATAACGCCGATTTAACGCCTCTTAGAAACGGCATAAGGGGGGCATTCTGATAAAAAATTCAAAAATTATATTATATATAGGAGGAGCGGAGTCTTAAACGGAGCGACTCCGTATATATTATCTATATACTATAGAAGACCCGTTCAAACGGGTCAATTCCGAGTGGGTTGGGAAAGTATTTTCCCGAACCCCTGTATACTAAGCGTACGATGTGACGTACGTCACACTGTCCGAGGAGTACTTTAGGTACTCTGAGGGGGGTATTAAATATAACAGAAAATTATTATGGGAGTATATATATACAATACAAAGCGTTTTTAATAAACCTCGGGTCAAAAGGGCGCATAGATGCGCCTGTTATGCGTTTATTGTTATGCGTGTGTGAATTGTGAGTAAGTAACTATCTACACGCATCATTCATAAATGAATTGCCCCATGAATAAATAAATAAATACAGCGCAGATAGATGAGCCAAAAGTAATTGAACATTCAACTACTTTCCCTGCCTCGGTCGGCCAGCCGACCGCCTCACGCTCAGGCTCACGCTCACGCGCCCGCCAAACACGCTCAAAAAAAAATTGCTTCTGGTGTTGGCATAAATCGTATTTATGCACTACGCTGGTACCACTGGCACAAGCCAGCCCAAACGAAAGGCTCCAAAATGTCAAAAGCAACAAAGGCACCAAAGGCACCAATTACAACAACAATCCCTGCTGTGAATACAGCATGGCGCCAATTCTGCAAGGCAACTACTAACAACGAAAAGCAAAACCGCACAGCCGTCCTAGCGTTGGCCGACACTATCGAAAGCCAGACCGCGAGCATCAACAGCATCAAGAAAAGCGTGGACGATACAGCAACAGTTTCACCCCTAATCACATCAAGCCAAATCCGCACACTTCCAACCTTTAAGGCACTAGAAAAGAAGCACGCGGAGTTCCGCGCCCTACCGTTGAAAAAGGCTTTAACTCTCGCATCAAAAGCCTATGACCTATTGGGCAAAGGTGAAGCAGAAAAGCACAACTATTCAGACATGAATAAATTGGTAGATGATGCTCAGGCAGAAAAGACCCGTAAAGCAAAAGAAGCAAAGGCAGAAAAGTCAGGCAAGCCAGCAAAAGAAAAGAAGCAAGCAAGCCTGACTGAAAGCCTGCAGGCCGTCTATGCGTTGGTTAGCGAGATTGACCCTAGCCTTATCGGGGATAAGGAGATAGACCTACTCAACGACATTCTAGGCACTATCGAAAGCAAGATGCGCGAGGACATTGACGCATAGTCGGCCAGCCGACCAAAGCCCTCAACCCGAAAGGGTTGGGGGTTTTTTGCTGCCCAAAAATTTTGGTCGTCCCGACACAAACCAACACAAACTTTCGAGCGAGCGACGACAGCCACCGACCTACGCCAAGAACCAACTCCAGGAAATTTTCAACACAAACTTTGACACCGACTCACGACAGACACCGATTGACGAAAGCGGTCGGCCAGCCGACCAGTATCCGATGAATAACAAGGGTTGCATAAATAATATTTAGGACCTATACTTAAGTCATTGGCAGGGGGTATGTCCTCTTGCTGGTAACTAACCCAAGCGGTCGGCCAGCCGACCACAACAGAAAGGAACGGCAATGAATGTACAAGAGTTCGTAGAGAGTATGCAGGTGAAGGTGAACATCATGAACGAAAAGCGTGCCGAGCAGGAGCGCTATGAGCGTGGAGTTAAGGCTATGGCCGAGGCTTCCAATAAGGAGTCAATGTGAATAATGACCAAGATTTCACTAACCCAGTAGAACACATTCATGAGTGCAAGGGTTGTGCTATTCAATGGGAAGAACAAATGCACGATTATAGCGGTTGGAATGGTGCTTGACCCAGTAATCTTTAGGCACTAGAATAAAGCCTTAAGCGGATAGCCTACCCTGATTTGGGCAGGAGATAGGCTGGTGGCTCACGATAGGCAGTTACGCAGGTGCGAGTCCTGCGGTGAGCGCGTTGGTAGCAAATCGCTACTAACTGGTCGGCTAGCCGACCATGTACTGAAAGGTTATCAAATGCAACTGTTCAACCTAGAGATAAGCAAGTGGAGCATCAACATCGAGACCTACTTCGGTGACCTCTACTTGATGCACCGAGCATGGCTTACTGTTCTTGGCGTAGTCGTAGTGCTTCGCCTTGCTAAGCGTATTCGTGGAGCGTGGTAATCATGTATCCAAGCGCAGATGAACTTGTAGCCAACGGAATTTCCGACACAAACTTATGGGAGTCCCGTCTCGATTATCAACTTGTCCAGGAAATTCTTGGGCACGACCTGTCGCAGAGCGAGTGGTCAGAACTTGTCGGTCAATTAGATGATGCTGTCTATGAAACTGTTATGAGTTACCAGAGATGATTACTATTGAACTCTCCGAGCGTGAGTGGAGCGCCATTATGGGTGCTTTGCGCACGCAAGAAGAAGGTCACAAGCGTAACGACTTCAAGGCATTGGTGTCTGAAATGCAGGACATTCGCTCACGCATGAATGATGCCATGATTGACAGTAAAATAAATGCATAATAGAATAAGACTATTGCAAAGCGCAATGGTTCAGGTTGTTCGGTTAAACGAACGAGAAAGGTAATCAAATGACAGATGAAATCAAAGAAGTCTCTGTATCGTGTGCGGTATGTTTAATCGACATGACAGAAGATGATGCGATTACAACTATCTATGAGGACACTGTATGTAGCGAGTGCGTACAAACATGTTATAGATGTGACAACATAGGCTCTATAAATGACGACTTTCATGTAGTTGACGGTGACATGTGGTGTAATTCATGTACTGAAAATCGTGCGTACTGGTGCGAGTCATGTGAGGAATACAATTCCTACGGCACTTCTTATGTCAGAGACCGACAGGAGAGTTGGTGCGAGATGTGTCTCAATGATGCCTATTGGTGTGACTCATGTGATGAATGGAACTCGGACGGTTGCGACAGTTGCTCAGATGATGAGGGTGGTCGCATCATTCATGATTACAGTTACAGACCTGATGCTATCTTCCATAGTGTAGACAAAAATGAGCGCTTGTTCTTTGGTTTAGAGATAGAGGTAGAAGCAGGTCATAACCTGCGTGAAGCCTCTGCTTATGCACACCAACTAGAAGCGTTAGACCTAGCCTATCTTAAGCATGACGGCTCGCTTAATAATGGCTTCGAGATAGTCACACACCCAATGTCTCATGAGTTCTTCAAGAATGAGGCACAGGAGTTATGGGATACCATGGAACAGTTGCGTAGTCATGGTGCATACCGAGTCAAGTCATGGGATACCAAGACATGCGGTTTGCACATTCACATCTCACGCACAGGGTTTAATGGTGGTGCGCACATGCACCGCTTCCTCAACCTTGTGTATTCCAACCAAGAGTTCTATGAGACACTAGCAGGTCGCTCATCCGAGCAATGGGCTAAGTTCTCAGACATCTATCGCAAGGATTACAAGCGTGATGTAAATGGTGAGCGTCTCTGGAGTGAGGATACAGGGTACGAGATTACCACCACGCGACAATTCAAGCACAAGTTAAGTACAGATTACAATAGTGACCGCTATTCAGCGGTCAATACTAATAACAGAGAGACACTAGAGATGCGCATCTTCCGAGGTAGCGTCAATGGTGATACGATTAAAGCCCAGATAGACTTAGCGCATGCCAGCGTTGAGTACACCCGAACCCTTACTGTACAAGATGTGCGTGAAGGCGCATTGAGCGCAGACCTATTCATGTGGTACATCTTCCAACATGAGGAATTGTATCCACACTTATCAGCCCGTATAGATAAACTAATCGGTCGGCTAGCCGACCAGAACGACTTCCTAACCCACGTCAATAACCTAGTCGACCAACTACCTAACCAGAATGTGAGCAACTAAATGTGTCTACTCGTTGTAGCCTCGCCTAATTCCACGCCTCGTAAGAAGGACTTGGAATGTGCATCATGTAACAACCCGCATGGCTTTGGCTTTGCGGTAATCACGCCCAATGGCATTGTCACTGGTCGTGGTATGTCCAGCAAGAAAGTAATCAAGCAGTTCCTAGAAGTACGCAAGCAGTATCCAGATAGTTACGCTATGTTCCATGCTCGCTATGCAACGCATGGTGTTAAGAATGAGGACAACTGTCACCCATTCAAGGTGCCTAACTCACACGATACATACCTTGCGCACAATGGTATCCTCGACATCAACATCTCAGCAGGTGACCGCAGAAGTGACACGCGTATCTTTGCAGAGGATACATTACCTGCTATGGGTGGTGTTACTGCACTAG